GATTCCTCGGAAGCTGAGGTTTCCGGTATTTGTGTTTCCATGCCCCTCAACATCTTTACCGAACAGAATATTGCCAACCTCTACAGTATCGTGGAATCAAAGGGGAGGCTGATTCGGAAAGCCTTAGGCATCGCATCGCTTCCAATCGAAGTAAGTGACCAGAAGGTAAGTTTTCCATGGTTTCCGGGAGAACACTCCCCTGAGGAGATTATGGCCTTCGAGCAATTCATCTGTAAGCTCTGTGACATGGCTCGCTACCAGAAGCGAGTTACCGCAAAAGAGAAGGAAACCGAAAACGAGAAATATGCGTTTCGCTGTTTTCTGCTAAGGCTTGGTTTCATTGGAGAGGAGTATAAAGTTGCCCGGAAGATTCTTCTGCAAAACTTCACCGGCAGTGCCGCCTTCAAGTCCGCTCCCAGGGCGAAGGAGGTGGAATAATGCGCATTATCTCCAATGAAGCATTACAAGCGTTGCGTGAGCGTTACCCCAAGGGAACACGGGTTGAGTTGGTTCACATGGAAGATCCCTACACTCGCAAACTGTTTCCTGGATGCAAGGGAACTGTTATTTCAGTGGATTCCATCGGTACCATTCATGTGGCATGGGACTGCGGTTCCGGATTGGGCGTTGTATACGGCGTCGATTCCTGTCGAAAGGTGGCAGATTCCGATGGCTGAAGATATTCTGAGTGAATTATTCTACGGGCAAATTGACCCGTGGGAAGATGGCCCCCGGGACAAGGAAACCGCAAGAAAATTGAACCACGAGATGTCCGAACTTTGGAAACTCATCGAACAGAAAGCAGATGCCGAGTGCCTGGAACTTCTGGAAAAATACCTGGTTCGAAGATCGGATATGTCCATGATGCTTCAGTGCGACTGCTTCAAGACCGGCTTTCGTCTCGGAGCCCAGTTGCTGTTGGCTGCCATGGCAGATGAGGAAACCGAATGAAATATCAGTACAGATTCGGAACCGGCTTTGAAGATGTGGAACTTGATGAAGAGTGGGTGGCAGTTTTGAAAGACTTTGATCGCTCGGAAGGCAACCAGGATAGACGTCAACGGCGCTATACTGCCTTGCACTATGATGCATTAGAGTTTACTCCGGATTTTATGGGCAAAGAAGATGATGACCTTGTTTCCCTTCTGGATGGTACTCCGGCATTTGAATATGCTATTGACCATTTGCTGCCACGGCATCGTGAGATTCTGTATCGCAGAGCCGCAAAGGGTGAGATGTTCAAGGACATCGGCAAAGCATACGGTGTCACAGCAAGTGCCATTCACCACTACTACACCAACATTTGCACCCGCTTTAAAAAATACTATAAAGTGGGTTTGTGGCTACACTCTTCCCGAAATGTCGCAATCTCTGAAGCTGGGAAAGTGAGATCCATACCGTTCGGAATGACCCCGGCACAAGTTATGGCAATACGAGCATATCGTAGTCAACTATGCTCTGTACAAGAGATAGCTGAATTGGTCGGTATCTCTGAAAGTCGTGTAAAAAGATGTTTGCAGGCTAACCCCGTACTGGAAACAAGGTGTCCCGCCTGCGGAAAGCCAATATCCCAAACAGGTTATGGGGTCCTTCAAAAATTCTGCAATGACAACTGTTATTATAGTTGGTTCCGGCAACATGGAATGGACGCCGGTTCAGAGGTGAAGATTAACAAAACCCGAGAGCGCCTATCCAGAGGGCAACAGATGGCACTGGACTATTATCGGCAGCAACACCTTACGCTGAAGCAGATGCACATTGTAACAGGTATTTCCGAGCAGTTTATTTCTGCTTATTGCTATGCACATCCGTTGCCATACACGCTCTGCCTATATTGCGGGAAGCAAGTTCCGGGAGAACCTGGAAAGTGGAACATGAAATACTGCTCCACGCAATGCAGAAATCGTTATCTTGAAAAACAGAAAAAGATTAGGAAGAGGCTTGTCGGCAGACCTGCTGAGCCAACGACCCCCACCTTGGAGCAGTTGTGTTATGCTGTGGAACTCCGTGACAATGGGCTTTCGTATGCTGTAATTGAAACACTGACGGGGGTAGCCTACTACAAACTCCGCATACTTTTTCGCTTCGATGGAGGAGACAAATGAATGCTGTGAAAGTGGTCACCGGTATAGTGACAATTGCGAATGCCAATATTTGGGAGCCTACCGTCATTGATGGTTCTCCGCCAATGTATACCGCAACAATTATCATCCCAAAAGATGAACAAAAAACCATCACAGGGATAAGGACGGCGGTCGAAAATGCAGTGCGTGAGGGTAATCTTAAGTTTGAAGGTTCTTACTTCGGTAAAACTGCAAGGAAGAACACACCCATCCTTGACGGGGATGCCGAAGGAATGAGTGGCATCTTCAAAAACAGTTGGGTGGTAAACGCATCGACCTTTGATATTCCTTCGGTGGTTGACCATAGGGTGTTTCCTATAACCGATCACACATTGGTTTGCTCCGGTAGCAAGGTGCGAGTATCGCTGACCTTTTATCCCTATGCGAATGGTAAGGTTAAGGGGATCGGCTGTATGCTTGGGAATGTTCAAAAAGCCTTGCTGGTAAATAAGGTTGAACCGTTACCGCTAACACAGTTCGACACCTTTTCTGAAGAGTTTCTCCGCATTCTGCTGAAAGTCTGAATTAGTAAATCACCTAGGATTAGAGCCGAGAGGCTCTTTTCCTCGTTACAGCCGTAAGGCTGTATTTTTTATGCCGTTTTGAAGGAGGTGACCGCATATCAGAAAACTGAAGAAATACAAACCTACTCGATTTATGGCCAAAGGTTCCTACTACGATAAAGCCTCTGCTGATTATGCGGTCAGCTTTATTGAAGCCCTCTGCCACACCAAAGGCACCTGGGCCAGAAAACCATTTGAACTCATCGATTGGCAGGAGCAGATCATTCGTGATGTGTTTGGTACACTCAAGCCTAACGGATACCGGCAGTTTAATACCGCGTATATCGAGATCCCCAAAAAGCAAGGCAAGTCTGAACTGGCTGCAGCTGTTGCTCTGCTTCTGACTTGCGGCGACGGCGAGGAAAGAGCCGAGGTATATGGCTGTGCAGCGGATCGCCAACAGGCATCTATCGTTTTCAATGTTGCGGCGGATATGGTTCGTATGTGTCCAGCTCTATCCAAACGAGTAAAAATCCTGGACTCCCAGAAGCGGCTGGTCTATCAGCCAACGGGCAGTATTTACCAGGTGCTTTCCGCTGACGTCGGTAATAAACACGGCTTCAACACCCATGGCGTGGTATTTGACGAGTTGCACACTCAGCCGAACCGGAAGCTGTTTGACGTTATGACTAAGGGCTCCGGTGACGCTCGTATGCAGCCGCTGTATTTCCTTATCACAACCGCTGGTAACGATACGAAATCCATCTGCTACGAGATCCATCAGAAAGCGAAAGACCTTATTGAAGGCCGTAAGATAGACCACACCTTTTATCCGGTTATTTATGGTGCAGATGAAAGCGATGACTGGACAGACCCTAAAGTCTGGAAGAAAGCCAACCCTTCACTGGGTATTACTGTTGGAATCGACAAGGTCAAGGATGCCTGTGAATCCGCAAAACAAAACCCTGGCGAGGAGAACGCTTTCCGTCAGCTTCGTCTGAACCAATGGGTCAAACAGGCAGTACGCTGGATGCCAATGCATATCTGGGACAAATGCGAGTTCGCTGTAAACGAGGACGATCTCTTTGGCCGCGTTTGCTATGGCGGTCTGGACTTGTCCTCCACCACGGACATCACGGCCTTTGTGCTGATATTTCCGCCTACCGATGAATCGGACAAATACATCATTCTCCCATACTTCTGGATACCGGAAGATAACCTGGCACTCCGTGTCCGTAGAGATCATGTGCCATACGATGTATGGGAACGTCAAGGCTACCTTCAAACCACGGAAGGAAATGTTGTTCATTACGGTTATATCGAGAAGTTCATTGAGCGGTTGGGTGAAATGTACCATATCCGAGAGATCGCATTCGACCGTTGGGGCGCTGTGCAGATGACCCAGAACTTAGAAGGCATGGGTTTCACCGTTGTTCCTTTCGGCCAGGGCTTCAAGGATATGTCACCACCGACCAAGGAGCTGATGAAGTTGGTACTTGAGGAGCGAATCGCCCATGGTGGCCACCCGGTTCTCCGCTGGATGATGGATAACATCTTCATCCGCACTGACCCAGCTGGCAACATCAAGCCAGATAAAGAAAAATCCACAGAAAAGATCGACGGTGCTGTGGCTACCATCATGGCGCTTGACCGTGCGATCCGCTGCGGCAATGATACCAGTGCTTCGGTCTATGATGATCGGGGCATTCTGTTTATATAAGAGGTTTTCCATGGAAAAAACACCACTACACGTTGTATCCCTATCCGGAGGCAAAGATTCTACAGCCATGCTCCTGCGAATGCTGGAGGAAGATTGGCCGGTGGATCTGATTCTCTTCTGTGACACGGGAATCGAATTTGAAGCGATGTACCGCCACATCGATAAGCTGGAAAAGTATATCGGTAAGCCAATCGTCCGGCTGAAGGCTCCACTACCTTTTGAGTACTATTTTCTGGAGCATTCTCCGAAACGGAAGAATCCTGCTCTTGTAAATCAAAAGGGTTTTAGTTGGGCCGGTCCCCGGAACCGATGGTGTACAGCAGTCCTCAAAACCCGCCCCATCAATCGGTACTTAAAGGAACTGGAGTCTGACCACGAGATCATTCAGTATGTGGGAATCGCTGCCGACGAAAAGCACCGCGTCCGAGATCTCCAGTATCCCCTTGTAGAATGGGGTATGACGGAAGCTGACTGTCTGGCCTACTGCAAGGAGCGCGGTTTCGACTGGGATGGCTTGTATGACATTTTTTCCCGAGTCTCCTGTTGGTGCTGCCCCTTGCAGCCCTACGATGAGATGCGGAAACTGAGAAAGCATTTCCCTGAAAAATGGCAGCAGTTGCTACAGTGGGATCGTCAGACCTGGAGAACCTTCGTCAAACACTATTCCGCAGAACAACTGGACAAACGCTTTGCTTTTGAAGAGGAGTGCCTCGCACGGGGCGAATCCATCAAAAGCAGGGCGTTTTATTCTGCCCTGAAGGAGATTCATAAATGACAGATATGATAATTGCTACTGTTGAAGTCAGCGGTACTACTGTCAAAACAAATTCACTGCAACGTATTCCCAGAGGAATCGTTGGTGCCAAGGTGAATATCACTTATCTGGATGAATTCTGGAAAACGCTGAATGTTACCGCAGTATTCAAAAGCAGTGCAACGAAAGATGTTACCAACATTTCTGATAACGTAACTATCCCTCCGGAAATTGTCGCCAAAGCCGGAGATGATCTGCATATGGGTTTATATGGTATCACAGAAGATGGTACAGTTGCACTTCCAACCTTCTGGATGAAGCTGGGAACGATTGCAGATGCTGCGGACCCCTGCGGAGATGAATCGACCAAGGATAGTCTCCCCGTGTGGGCGCAGATGGAACACAGGCTTGATTTCCTTCTGACCGGAGAGTTGGAAAGACTGGTATCAGAAAAGAAGCAAGAAGTCCTTGCTGAAATTCTGAAAATCTATCCTTCCGCAGAGGAGGCTGTGTTCTAATGCAATCTTACATT